TGGCTAGTGCCATTATCTATAACCTCCGCCAGCCTTTTTGTATTGAACAGCAAGTAGTTGTGCTTTACGGGCTGACCATTCTCCAGGGTCTCCACCCTTAGAACCAGCCTTAATCTTCTTAAACAATGTTGCTCTCATACCAGGTTTGGTATAGTTCCCAGCAGCATTAACTTTAGACTTTGCTTTCTTCTTCATTTGCTCCCCTTTATTGTTTCTTTAGTCTTAGGGTCAAGACGAGTTTTTTCCCGTCCATCTTTTCGGAGAATAACAATTAAACCGTCCCGTATAATTGATTTATTAAATCCGTCGTGACGCTTGCGTTGACCCGATGACATTACTTCTTCTTTACTCCAGGAGTTTTACGAGTCTCTGGTATAAACATTCCTGGATATTTTTTTTCAAGGGCTTTACGAGCCTCAGCCTCAAACCTAGCCACACTCTCAGGAGATATTGATTCTTGAGATTGTCTAAGAATTTCTTCACGTCTTTTGGCTTCTCTTGAATTTATTGATGTGCCTTTACCTACTGCACGTATTTCTTCTGGAGAACTACCAGCACCCCAAGTTTTTGGTTTAGAACTTGGTTTAGGCTTTGGTTTAGGGGTAGCCATATTACTTCTTCTTACCCATTTTCTTCATAACCATTTTCTTACCAGCCTTTTTGGCTGCCTTCTTTGCATCTGCCTTACCTTTTGCTGTGTAAGGGAAGTTCATTTTTCCTACTTTTGGCATTAGATTTGTCCTATCTCTTTCATTATGGTTGCGGCTTTTGGAGTTATATCTTTAGTCTTAGGCATAGTGTCCGCATTATACGCTTTACCTAATACTTCTGATGCCCTATGCGCTTCTTGTACATGACGCATAGTTGTTCCTGCTGGTTGTATTCCTTGTGCTCTTGCATCTCTATAAGCCTGCAATTCAGATGTCCACTTCTTATCTGAAATATCTCTTTTAGCATCTCCAGAGTTCATCTGAAGTCCTAAACCTTTACATCCAAAACATCCATCAATTGCAACTGGATGATGTTCCCAGTGTTTCATATATCCCCTTATACTGCTGTAAAGTTTGCTTCTGTTACTCCTACGCCACCAGCAATTAGTGCTGCTTTAATAGCATCGTTAACTATATGATTATGTCCGCCAAGATAGAACTCTTGGTAATCATCTATTGCTTCATCAAGAACATAACGGACTCTTGAATATACTCCGCCACTCTTAGCAATACTGATACCTCTATCTAGTTTATAGAAGTAAAATAATCTATGTTTACCTGCTGGTCCTTCTCGGACTGTAGGTGTTTTAAAAACATAATCTGCCATTGTTCTCCTTAATGAACTTACTGTAAGGCTAGAGTTTCCCCTAGCCCTACCGTCAATCAACTAAGCGATTGAAGAACCTGATTCGATTCTGTATAGTGCCTCTTCACGGTAGCGTGCAAAGCCAAGTACGCCGTACCAACCCATTGGGCGGTGACGCATTAACTTGTCAACTACTGGTCCGATAACTACGTGTGGCTCTTCTGCTACGGCCTCGGCCAATGCTTGCTGTCCAGCAAGAATTGTACGATAAACACGTGCAGATGAAGAACCGTCAGTAGCATTGTACAGACGTGCAGACTCTACGAAGTATGCACCTTCGTAAGTTCCGATTTCTCCTGCCCAGATACGGTCTTGTGCAGAGCCGTATTGGTTAGGAAGCAACCATCCTGCTGAACCTGTCTCAGCACGAAGGTCGTGTGAAACTTCTGGGTGGATACCACACCAGTATAGGCTACCCTTGCGAGCAATAGACTTGTTAGCACGTAATTTTGCTACTGCCTTGCGTAGGTTTGCAGATGAAAGTGTAGCAGCAGCAGTAACTGTTGCTGTTGAAGTTGCAGTTGAACCTGAGTAGATTACGTTTGAACCGCCACGCAATGTTGTCATTGCGATAGAGTCAATAGAATCTGCAAGGTTGAATGCAATAATGTTTGCGATTGCTGGGTCTACATCAGCAAGGCTGAATAGTTCCAACGCACGTGTTACCAACACTGAGTTACCATACTCGTTAAGAGTAATAGTTACTGAGGTTGGTGTGGACATTGCTACTGCATCTGGGTCAGCATCCTCAGTGAGGGCTGTAGTTGCAGCAGATAGGTCAACATAACGTTGTAGAACAACTGTTGAACCTGGGATTGCTTGACGTGCTGGACGCTTGTCTGCTACTGAGCGAATTAACGGCTCAGAGCGAAGAGCGAATTCAAGAAGACGGTCATAAGCCTTCTGAACTAAACCAGCAGCACCAGCGGTACCTCCTAATGAGGACGAACCTGTTGATACGTAGGCGTTAGCCATGTTTCACCTCCAGGGTGATTAATAACGGAATTTTATTGTGAGCGGAGTACATCCAATAATGCATCCATCGAATCTGCATTATCAATGCGAAGATTTAAGTCTTCTGCTCGGTCTGGGGTCATAGCGTTAGACGTTAGAACATCCTGTTGACGCAATGCGGCACGGTCTTGTTCTGATGCTTTAGGCTCCTCTTTAGCAACTGTTAGTCCGAATAAGTCTGCGTTATCATCGAGCCAGTTATTAACTGACTCCTCGTTAACATCATCCAAATCCTTAAGAACTAATCTTGCTGCTTTAAGGTTGACACCCTTCTTTTCTAGGACTTCTTTGACTGTACGCTCACGCTGCACCTTGGATAATCCCTCAAGTTGCTCAGTGAGTTCTTTGATACGCTTCTCATCGTTACGCTTGGCTTTTCGCAATTTTTTAAGTAAATCGCTTCCATCCATTTGCGTATCAGTGTCGGTATCTTGGTCGTCTTCGTCTTCATCCCAGTAGTTGTTGCTCATAGCAACCCACCCTTCTATTCGTTGTAGTCGCAAGCCTCAGATTCTGGTCGGGGAACCAGCCTGGCTCTTGCTATCGGTCTAGTACACTATGTGGGGCCGATGGATTCACATAGGATTCTATTTTAGTACTGACCAGCACCTTTATTTGTAAGGCTAGTCTTTGTTAATCCAGATTGTCCTTTAAATCTGCCTTCTTCTAAAGCAGTTAAAGATTCTCTTGCTCTCTTAGCGGATGCTAATCCAAGGAATGCTTCTTGCTCTGCTTGAAGTCTTGTATAATCTTCTCCTGTAGAGATACTCGATAAGAATTCTGAGCGAGGCGCAATACTTGCTACAGTTTGATAACCCTTACGTGCTTCTTCTTGAGTAATACCAAATGATGCTAGTGCTTCAGCACCTAATGCTCCAGTGGTTACATTCTCAAATTGTTTAGAAGTCTCAGACATTGAACCAAGTCCAGTCTTTAAACCTTGTACAGCAGCAGCGCCACCAATTTCAGCAATATTGACCTTGCGCTTTAATGATGGTAGTCCTTCTGCTGGGTCTAATACTGCAGCAACAATATCTCCCTGAGTAAGCATAGGATAATACTCTGCTAAAGCAGCCTTTGTAAATGGGTCAGCATTCTTTACTCTATCTACCGCTAAACCTACTCGGTCAGATACTTCTGCTGCTGAGATATCATTTGCAATAAAAGAGTTCATTCTATCTCTTGTAGCAAGAGTAGATACACCATAAGATTGTAATACTTGAGTGTATGAACGTTCTGCTGCTAGGTATTCTGCTGCGCTTAATACTGATTTACCAGCAGTAAGGCGTGTTTTATTTGCAGGAAATCTTTTTTGGAATGCAACCGCTAATGGGTCTTTACTATTAGGGTCTTGCATAATTAATTGAATAGTATCGCTTGTATAGCCCTTTTGAACTGCTTCGGTTATTGCACTACTTAAGTCGCCAATTCCATATGAAGAAAGTAATGCAGCAATTGCTGCAATTGCATTTACTGAGGCTGCAGTAACTCCAGATGTAGAAGTTGTACCTAAAGTACCTGTGCCCGTACCTGTGCCTGAACTAGAGCCACCAAGTAAAGTAGGTAATCCATTTTTAGTTCGTTTTGCATCAGTTGCTGCAGTAATTGCTTCACCAATTGAGGTCCCAGTTAATCCTTGACCGATAGCATCATTTATAACTTTTTGATATTCAGCATCGGTTAAGTTGGCTTGAGCGCTCCAAGAATCTCCAAAATAACCAGCCTTATTAACGCCACCACGAGATTCATAATATTGTTGAGGTGTCATATTATTAGAAGCAGCGTTTGATACTATTGCTTGTTTTGTGCTTGGGTCTAATTTAGTATAAGAAACTTTTGTAAAATTAGGGTCTACAGTTTGATACTGACCCACACCTGATAATGGATTAACTGGTGCTGATGATTGTGGTAATGGATTATAGTTATACGCAGGTGTTGAAGGTACTGGGGGTAAACCCAATCTTGCTCTAGCCTTATCGCGTTCGTCAACCATTACGCTCCCAATCCAAACATCTTAGTCATATCTCTTGCAAGTGAACTTAAAGAATCTTGAGCATTTTTTGTATAAGCCCATTTAGGGTTTTTACGTAGAGAAATTTCATAATCATATAGTCCCACTAAACCCTTAGGGTCTTTAGCAATACTTTGTAGTTCTTTTAAGTCAATAGCATCTGCATCTTCTTCAAGTATGTTTGCTCTAGTCTGAAGATATGGACTTAGCAATTGTTTTACAGTGTAGCCTTTATCAATCTTATCTGCTAATGCAGGGAAGTAGGTCTTAGCCTGTAGGTTAATTAGATTAATATTGGACTTAAGTCTATCTGGGCTAATTGCTGATTCAGTTGTTATCTTTAATAATGAATCTTCATTAAATGGTATACCATTATCAGCATAGGCATTCTTTAGTGTAGTGTATGTAACTCCAAAGTTACCTCTTTGAAGGGCAGCCTTAGCCTTAACATCACCTAACTTAGCAGCACCAGTTATGTTCTTGGCATGTGTGGTAAGATACTTATTAAGGATATTAGCACGTTCTTGAGGAGATACTCCTTGGTAAATGATATTCTCATTTTTACCAACACGCTTTGTTGAACGTGACATTTGAAGTGCTTGAAGTTCATTGGTAAATGCTGTTGTTAATGCTTTAGGAGCAGTTGCTCCAAACATGTTTGTAAAGGCAGTTGTAAACTCAGCAACTGCTTCACCAACTGTAGATACGCTTGAATAAGGCTTTCCTTCTGGAGCAAACTCTAAAGGTTTATCAGCAGGTTTATCAGCAGGCTTGTCTTCGGATGCAGGCTCAACCTTGCTTTTATCTTGACCAGCAGGAGGTTTTTCATTTGGCATCTCAGGGTCTGGATACCAAGAGACTAGGCCATCACCATCTAAATCTTGATAACTACCTGACACTATTAATCTCCTATCAATGGACTAAGAACTGAATTAAAAAATATTGTTGCATTTTCATTGCCTTGAGATAGTTTAGTTAAAAGTTCTTGAGCATCGGCTCTAGTGTTTCTTTTAAACTCATCTGCTCTATCTGAAGAACCAACTACTCTACTAAGAGTAGCATTCATGTCATCATATGCTGCAATCATAGCGGCAAATGTTTCACCAAGGGCTTTATTTGGAGCCTTGTTTTCTCTAAGTAATTTTTTCATATCGTCAATTACTTCAACTCTGCGTGCATTGCTTTGGCCAGTAGGGCTTATTTGAGTTTCTAAAAGAGGATATGCAATCTTTAATCCTTTTTGACGAGTGGCTAACTGCTCCCTATAGTAACGTTTTTCATTTGGATTAGTTGCTGCTTGAATTTTAGGGTTAAACTCATCATTTAAAGCATAGTATGCCATTCGAGCAGCGGTAGTAGCCGCTTCACGAATAAAGTTTTCTTTGCCTTCTGCTACGGCAGGATTTAATGGTTGATTAGATATGAAACCTTTACTCTTTAAGTAAGAATATGATTGTAAATCAGTAGTTCCACTTACTGGAATAAAAAATGAACCAGCATCTCTATGCTCAATAAGTAATTTTTCGTTTTTGCGAACAAACTTTTCAGCCTCAATTGTTTTACGGAATGAAGCAAATCCTGTAGTATCTCTAGCAAAGTTAGTATAGGCTAATTTATCTGGATACAGTTTAGCAAAAGAAACAAGAGCCTTGCTTAAAGCATTTGGCTGGCCTTCGTATTTCTTCATCATCTTCTGGAATTCAGAATCCCAAGTAA